AGCTGTAGCGGAATGGCCCCTGGTCGAAGGTTGTGGTCTGCACCGGTGCCGTGGCCATCTCGAATGTGAGCGGCGCGGCCAGCCCCGGCACGTCCACCAGGCGCGAGATCTTGAACTGCGTCGCCGAGTTGATGGCCGAGACGTAGGCCGACACCGCGGGCACCACGCACTGGACGTAGTTGCTCAGGCCGGTTTGCAGCGTGGCCTGCCAGCTCGAGATCGGCACCCGCACCGTGCCGCCTGGCGTGGTGAGGTCCATCACGTAGTAGGTCGTCGCGTCGCCAAGCTGGCCAGTAAAGTCATGATTCAATAAACTATTACTAGCACCGAGTGGTGATGCAACTTGAACTTGCCCGAATAAATGAAAAACTAACGATGATGCTGATGCTAAAATACTAGGAACAGAAATTAAGCCGCAAATGTTATTTGATAAAACAGCAGGCTGGCCTAATGGTCCAAAATCAGTAATGTCTGCTTGTACTTCAAGCGCAGATAGTATATTTACATTGCCAAGAGGGCCAGATTCTTCGAAATAAATTTCAGGATCTGGAGCTTTATTTGGAAATGCTTGTGATGGTGGAGTAAAATTTGATGTATAGCGAGCTGTACCTTTTGTTAATCTAAAGTCATCAATATAACCTGAAAAAAAGAAACCATTATAAAGTCCCAATCTACCAATTGAAAAAGGGTTTGTACTATTACTTAAAGCTGAAGAGGAAGTTGCAGATTGTTGTTCAATTCCATTAAGATACAGCTTAAAGATGTTTGAATTTCTAACTATTGCGACATGATACCAAACGCTTGATGTAACTGTTGAAGTTGTTTGTAAAGTAATTATATTTGTAGATGCGCTGTAAGCCTCAAATATAATATAATTTGTCGCTGTTCTTGAACATGCAAAAGGAATTGTACCATTAGACAAAAAAGAATCGGCTTGTCCGCATATAAGATGAGTTTGTCCTGTTGTGCTAAAATAAATCCAAAATTCTATAGTAAAATTACCAGACCCAAAATCAAAATCCGCCGAATCAGGTATTGATAAATAATCACCTGCTCCATCAAAATATCCAGATGCGCCGCCGAATTTTGATTGCGTTGTGCTTACTTGCGCATTGCCATTAGCCGTGACTGTTTTCGGGCTTGGCGAGTTATCTGTAAACGTAGTGCTCCCATTTGCCCCATCCATGTGGAGCAAAAGCGAAACGCTGTTATAGTAAATGTCGCCAGACATTGTTATCCAATGGTTGCGCTAATAAGCGTCACAGGCCCACCAGAAACAATCGACAGGGTATTGAGCACCAGCTTGCCGCTCACCGCTGCGGTACCGGCCTGGGTTGGCAGGCTCAGGTGCACATTGTCATCTGAATCGGTGAACTCGCCATATGCCGCGGTGCCGGTCGCGTCTGCGCTTGAGTCTTCGGCTGCCGTGACATCAAAAGTCAAAACTCCGGTGACGGCACTTACAGTACCGCACGGGTCGCCTAACGGAATGTTGGCCAGGAGCACGTCGCTCGCATCGCGGATTTTGAGCCGGCCGGCAGCGGAGCCGGCGTCAATCAGATCACGAAATGCCTTGTGCGCCTCTTCTTTGGCATCTACGGAATAGGTTGCAACTGATGGCACTGCCATGTCAATCTCCTGAAAGTTTGGATTTCACCAACAGCGTCAGCGTGCCGGTGCTCTGGGTGGATGTGTAGGCCTCTGGGGCGGCTAAAAAGACCCCCGTCGGCACAGAGACCTGGACCAGCGCGTACAGCCTCACCAGGCGCTCTACAGCGTCTTGCTGGGCCTTGGAGGCGATGGCCCAGACGAGCTCAATGGTCTTGTCGGCCTGCGCCAAGCCAAAGTCGTTGAAGACCGCGCCGCCGTCCAGCGTGGCCACGCGCGTCACGCGCCTGCGGGCCTCGCCGAAGTCGGAACGTTCCGCGTTGACCTCCAGCTCAATGACGCCCAGCGGGTCGAAGGTCGGGGTGCTCAGTCGGATCAGCATGTCAAGTCCCCACCAGCAGCTCGAGGCCGTCTGCATTCACGCGGGTCTGGATGGTCTTCAAAATCTCCCACATGAACGCCTCCAGGTGCGGCTGCAGACCTTTCCCATCAATCTGGATCAGCGCGTTGCCGCGCTGCAAAGATGCCGTTCTTGATTGATTCAGATTGATCTGGGATTCAATGAGCTGTCTCTGCAAATCCAACGCTTGTTCCCTAATCTTGTTTTCTATCTTCAACTGGTCTTGGACCAGTTCGAGCTTCTCCAGACCGAAGAACCCTTCAATGTCCCCGAATGCGCCGAAGATGCTACTGATGACATCGCCGGATGATTCGACCGTCGCTGAAAGTGATTTGAGCGCGGACTCGAATTTCTGGGCATCAGCAACGGCCTGGGCAATCTCGAGCTTGACGCGCGACTCAATGACTTTGATGCGCTCGTTAGAGGCAATGCTCTGGAGCTTGGCGGCGTAATCTTGGGCGTTTTTTGTAGTGTTCTCTAATTCTTTTGAGGTTTTTTGGCTTTGTAAACCAAGCTCACCCTGTTTTTTGCCAAGGGAGACAACAGCTTTTTCAAAATCACTAGCTGTTAATTTGCCTTCAAGAAACGCTTTTGTTAGGTTTTCGCCAAAAAGATTGATGTCTTTGAGGCTGTTTAGAGTTTTAACAGAGTTCTGAATTTCATCTAGCACAGCCTGTGAGTTTTGCCGAAGCAAACGCGCAGTTTCCGCTGTGGTTTGATCTGGTCCAATTTTATTAGCGGCCTCTAAGGCCTGACGAGACAAACGATTTGTTTCTGCAAGACTTTGATTGAGTTGTCCTGTAAGTGCATCACTTGCGTCAATTGCGCGAAGCTCTACATTTTGCAAATCTCTTTCAAGTTGGTCTAAGGATGAATCACCTTTAATGAATTTATAAAACGCCGATGTTGTACCACTAAGATAATCAAACCCGGCGGCCAAAGTTCCAACGGCTAATCCCCCAGTTCTAACTCCTCCAGTCAAAACATTAAACGCGCCTGCATCGCCAAGTAATGTCTGCGTTTTGGTTATTTCGTTTCGCAGCCGTGCAAGCTCATTATTGAAACTGCTGAAATCCGCCGAGCCGAACTGCGTCTTCAGCTGTTCTGCGACTTTGATCAGCTCAGGGATTCCGATCTTGCCCTTGGAGATCAGGTCGAAGAATTGTTCATTGGTGACGCCCAGCGAGTCGGCGAAAGTGTTGAAGAACCCCGGCAGACGCTCTGCAACAGACTTCAGATCATCAAGCTCAAACTTGCCCTTGCTGACGCCCTGGGCCAGTTGGGTAAAGGCGCCGGTTACATCCGCGCTGCTGGTGCCAAGTGCAGCAAACGCCGTGGCAAACCCTTCGAAGACGACGCGCGAACCTTCGCCCTCAGCCGCCGTGCCCTTGGCCGCCGCCGCAAACGAGGCATAGGCGCCTGCCGCGCCGCGAACTTCAACGCCAAGCCGGTTGGCGGTGCTGGTGATGAAGTCCAGCTCTTTGTTCGCCGCCTCGGTTGACCCTGTGACCAGCTTCAGCGTGTTGCGAAACTGTTCAACCGCAACATTGGCGTCGATGAAGTCCTTGATGACCAGCGAGCCCGCCAGGGCCTGCAGCGCTACCGTTGCAGACGCAATGCCGGCCCTGTTGCTGCCGATTCGCTCTAGCTGGTCGTTGGTGCCGTTCAGCGCCCTGGTTGAGGTATCAGCATTGCCAGACAGCGCTGCAAGGTCTCGCTGAATCCCAGCGATAGCCGCATTGGTCTGGTTCTGACCCCTGAAAATCAGCTCAACGGTTTGTTGAATGTCGGCCATCTTGCTGCTTCTTCTCGTAGTACGCCGCCCAGATCGTCAGTTCTTCGTCGGTCAAAAAACCCTGCGGGATGATGTCTGGGCGGTGCTGGTAGAGGTAGCCGCCGCGCAGTTCCAGGAATGCGAGCGCTGCGCTCAGTCCTGGGTCTTCTGCGAGGCGGCGCTTGGCTTTACAAGATCGGCGCCCTGGCCTGTGAGCTCGCTGATCTTGTTGGTCAGCATCAGGAACTCGATCGGGAAAGCCTCGGCCAACTTCACCGCCGCGGCCAGGTCAATCCTTGGGGAAACCGAGCCGGACACCAGGATTTCCAAGCGCTTGGCAATCTCGCCAGGCGTGTCGCCACTGATGCCCAGGGCCTGCCGGATGGCGTTGGCCTGGTCTGCCTTGGTGGCTATCGCCTTGACGATGCTGTCAATGCTGGATTGCCGTTTTTCGGCCTCCAGTGCGGTGTGCAGCTCGCTGGCGGTCAGCCCGCGGACCTCCCACTCCGGTGCTTCGCCTTCGTCGAAAAAAAACGCGAGCGCCTCAACAGCCACTCGCGCCTTCTTCGACTCGAACCTTGCCTGCTCGAATCGATTCAGATCAAACATCAGCCCACCTCAGTTGCGCGCTCCGTGGCGGAAATGGTGCAGGCGGCCTGGATGCTGTCGCCGGCCGGGAAGGTGCGCGACACACCCAGCTTGCCCTGCGTCAACAGATACGGCGCCTTGTAGCGGTCAGGGAAGAACTTGAACCAAAGGTCCTGGTTCTTCAGCTGCACCAGGCCATCAGCCACGCCGTCCTGCAGGTAGGCCGTGAAGCTGCCCTGGTTGAGCGTGGACGCGGTGGACCCCAGCGTGCTGCCGTAGACCTGCACGGAGGTCAAGGAGTGCGTCGTCTCGGGCGGCACGAAGTCCGATGCCAGCTGCACATCGGAGAAGATCGGCGCAGCAAACGAGGCGTAGACACGTTTCGGCACTGGCCCGGTGTGGATCTCCGGCAGCGCGGCCAGGAAGGTCACAGACCCTGCGCTGTAGTTGATGTCGAACAGCGGGTAATCTGCGCGCTCCGTGTGCGTGCCAACCACCGTAAAAATCTCAGCGGCGGTCACCAGCGCAGCGCTCACAGAACTAGTGCGAACCTGGCCAATTTCCACCGAGTCCACCGCAATCAGCGGAGGCCCACCGTTGGCCCCGCGCGTTTCGGAAAACGCCGTGCTGTCAACGCCAGAGACTGCCGCAATGGCCCCGCTGGAGTTGATGGTAATGCTGGTGATGTTGTGCGTGTCGGTTGAGACGCCGCGCGTGATCGTCGCGGTGCCGGCGCTGACGCTGGTGACGACGCCGTTGAGGTTCAGCGTCAGGGCGGCGACGTTGACCTTGTCGTTGTCAGATGCGTGAGGCGTGATTGCCCCGCCCGTCAGCAGGCCGTTGGGCAGCACGACAGGAGCATAGCCCGCTCGCTTGGACCACAGCAAGGCCGAGCTGGTAAAGGTGGTTTCGTCCCCTGAGTTCGTCAGGGTCGTCATCGAGGTGGAGGTCTGCCCCGCCTCGTACTGGAGTTTCGCGTTTTCAGCGGTTGCCATCGTTGGGCTCCTGGTTCAGGTATTTTGGCGGTCGTCCGCGCCGCCTGGGCATTTCTGCTGGTTGCGGTGAAGCATCAGGAAGTGGCGCTGCCCCGTACAGTCGATGCACGGCAGGGTCAAAATCTGATGCGTTCATGATGACCCACTCACCTTGAGACGGGTGAGTGGGCATCACGCGGACGGTTTCGATGATTTGAGGCATCAGCCCAGCAGGATGGCGACGTGCTCGGGCTTGATGACCTTCACGCCCCAGGCGCAGCTGATTTCCCA